GATTTGATAAGACTATTAAAGATGATCTAGAGTTTAAATCATTTGACGATAGAGGACAAGATGGTCTTATTGATAAAGAATCAATAAAAAAGAAATCAAAAGATGATAAGTATATTAATGTCCCAGGTACAATTGTAAGAATTCTTGAACGTAAGCATGTTATTCCTATTTATATTGAGGAATATTGTTTTGGATATTACTATATCGAAGTTGATGGTCCTTATAATCCTGTAGGAGATTATGATAAGATGCAAGACCCTACAATGTCTCTTAAAGGCTCTAACTCTATTCTTTCTACAAATAGTATGATGGATCAGTCACAGAAACAAAACAATATTGTTAGATATATAGCTAATCAAATTTCTAATTTTATTGATGCTAAGTTTATAAATTCTAATCAGGATTTAAGAAATGAAATTTATACAGTTCTTAAATATAATTATGATAACAATAGTTCTCGTATGAATAAGATTAGAGTTACATATATTCCACCAGATGATATGGAACATGTATACTTTAATATGAATAAAGATACTCATAGAGGTATCTCTGATTTAAACAAAGCAATGTTCCCAGCAACAATATATTCTGCAATGTATATAACTCACGCTATTTGGAATATGACAAGAGCACAGGATAAACGTGTATATTATGTAAATCAAACAGTCGATACAAATATATCAAAGACTCTTCTTAATACAATAAACCAGATTAAGAAAAGTAACTTTGGTATTAGACAGATTGAGAATATTAATCATATTCTTAATATAACTGGTATGTTTAATGATTATATTATTCCTAGAGGTCCTGGTGGTTCTCCTATAGACTTTGAGGTTATGCAAGGTCAGCAAGTAGAATATCAAACTGAGTTTATGACTACTCTTGAAGAAATGGCGGTAAATAGTACTGATGTTCCTATGGAAATGATTCAGATGCGTAATTCAGTAGATTATTCATCACAGTTAACAATGTCATCAAGTAAGTTCTTAAGAAAAGTATATAATCGTCAAAGTAGATATCAAGCTAATCTTACTCGTATAGTAAATAAAATATATAATAATGAGTTTGATGATAATATAACATTGTCTGTAGTATTACCTCCTCCAATGTTCTTGAATATTACAAATACTAACCAGATGATGACTAACGTTAATGAATACTCTCAGAGTGTTGCACAATTAATTCTTGATCCAGATGAAGATGAAAAGATTAAGAATGAAGTAATCCGTGAAATTAATAAATATAATCTTGGTTCATATCTTAATATTACTGAACTTGAAGATATTGCTCATAAAGCTAAGCAACATGTTGCTGCATCTCAAAATGAAAATGAAGAAGAATAATAAATCCCCGATGGAGAAAATCCATCGGGGTTATTTTTATTTTTATAAATAAAATTATCCAAGTATTGTACCAAGTGTTTTTAGTGCACTTTTAGCTGTTTCTTTTAAACCTGTTTCAACAGCATCTATTTTTGAAACTTTATTAACTATATGCTCTGATCCAGCCATGGATGCAACTACATTCTTGTATTCACTAACATCACCACTTGCACTGCCCTTATTACTACTGCTACCAGGTGCATAATCAACATATGGTGTTGATGTAATAGTATCAGACATAAGAGCCTGACTAGTAGCAGCGTTACCACTATCTTCAGAGAAGTAAGTAGGTGTAGCAAAATTGTCACTATCGCTAGAATGAATACCTGCATTAGAGATAGCATCATATCTGAAGTTGTTGCTATCAACAATAATTCTAGTATCTGTGTAGTTAGTAGGATTACGCATAGCTAGAAGCATGTCTTCAGCCTTCTGATATACATAGTCATTATTAATGAAGAATCCATTAAATGATAATGCAAGTTCAACGAACTGAATATCACCCTTTGATCCAGAATAAAGATCAGAGAAGTTAGCAGTTGTAGGCTGAGCAGCTGCAATCAAGAATGCACGTTCAATCTTAGTCATTGTATTATCAGTTACAAAGTATAAGAAAGTAAAGCATTCACGATGTGGACCAGGATCCTTACCAGAATCAGTATCAAGACCATAATAAATCCAGTCATCGATAAGACCATGATAATGCTTAACCTGAGTATCTGGATCCTTAATACCTGTAAGATAAAGTTCATGAGCCTTAGTAAGGATAGAACCAGAACGTTCATAGTAGTTTATAGTGAAGTTAGAGTTAGAAGCCTTAGTTACCTTATTGATAAGCTGGATACTTCTAATACCATTTGTGATTTCACCACCTGAATCACCTGTGATATTTTCAATGTTATCAATACCACGGAAATCATTTTCTAGAATATGAACGTAGTTATTTACGATATTTTTAATCTTAGTATCTTTAGAAGCTAAGTCTCTTAAGAAATCAGGAATAGAAATTACACAAAGAAATGGATAACCCTTTTCATATAAATCCCATTGTTCGAGATTACTAAAGTCAGTAACACCTCTCATAAGATTATAATTGAGCAAATCTCTAGGTGTTTTTAATCCCTTAAATGCACCAGAGGTTGCTACTGTCGTAGGTGTAGAATAGTTTGCCATGAGTCATTCCTCCTTTCTTAAATACTTGTTACACTGCTAGATAGAGTTGAGTAGTTAAGTGCTGTAAGCTCGAAGATTTCTGCCTGAGCAAATGGCTTAAATACAACTTCAATAGCAGCATAGAAAATCTTGTTTTCAATAGCAGTATCGTCCTGAACATACTTGAACGAGATGCTAGCGAACTTATTCTTCCAAGGCTTCATTGCTGTTTCAACTGCATTCTGATATACAGTAAGATCATCAGAAGTAATGAACTGATATCTTGCAGATGGGCAAGCCTTTCTAATGGACTGCATCATGAGACAAACAAGTGCCACATTGTTCCAATAAGAGAATTCACTTTCAGCAGCATTCATAGTATATTCTGTTTCGATAGAGAATCTATCATCATAATAGCAACCGTAGTTAACTCTTAGATCACACATAAGCTGCTTTTCATTGATAATAGTTTCATCATCAGAAGGATATACACCACCAATGTTATTTAATGATGTCATTTCACTTGTAGGATAAATCTTAGGAATGTAACTTACCGATCCCTCAAGAATATTATTGATAGTAATATTATTAGAAATACCAGCAAATACCTTACCTACATCATCTAAGAAGTGAGAAATATATAGATTTGATAATCCGTAAGTTGCTGTTACAGAAATTACTTTGTTATCATAAGGATTTCTAATCTTGTATGACAAGCATGTTACAGCAATATGCATATCTCTGATATATTTATATTCATTATCATCTTCAGTAAGTTCAAGACCACCTGTTGTAGATGGGATTCTTTCGTAGCAATCTGCATAGCTAGATATCTTATTAACACCCATATCCATATAGCACATAAAGTCGCCTCTATATGCAGCAAGTCTCTGGATTGCAAGTTTAGTTGAATCAGAGTAGTTTGCATCAAATAATGCATTAGGGAAGTAAATATCAAGGTTAAAGATATCTCTATCGAATTCACCGGCAAAGAATCTTCTATACTGTTCTTGATATAAGAAATCAGTAGATAGTGGTATCCAGATTGTAATAGCAGTATAATCATAAGACTTCTTCTTAGAATTATATGCTAATACATAACCTGAAAATGCAGCTGGAACTGTGCCAGTTATTTTTCCAGTATCATCACTTTCAGCAGATATTACATCACTTCTGGATAATGTCTTATCATTTGATGTAATATATACTATACCATTATCACCGCCAGAACTATCAAGTTTTCCATCTTTGTATATTAAAGCTTTAGCTAACTTAACTTTAAATTCAATGAAGTTGCTCTGAATTATAGGTTTATAAGTTATATCAGAAGATTCTACATCTTCAGTTACATCTGAAATAACAGCACCATTGGTCTGACCAGTCAAACTCATTATGGTAGACATAGAAATAGTCGAAGAATCATCACCTAGTGTTGTATCTGTATCGTCAATAACAATAAATGGTACAACATCAGTAGCCTGTTCTGATCTATCAGTAGATCTTCCAAGATAGTAACCATTCGAACCCATTTCAAGTCTTTCTAAAAGACTCTTCTGCTGTCTGATATAGTTATAGAAATAGTACTTAACCTTTAAATTAGATATAGTACTTGTCATATTATCACTATCACAGTAAGCATTTACAGTAAGAGTATCATCATCAAAAATATCTAGATGTGCATAGTCATAAACATATGTACTTCTCTTAAGCATAGATGATGTATAGTATGAATTATATGCAGGATATTTACCGTTTAGATTATGACCAAACAAAATATCATTGTTTTCAATTAATGTATCATCCGTAGACTGTAAGATTTCCTGAAGTGTTTCAAGAAGTGCATCATAAGATTCATAATATGTCTTAACGTTAACTTGTTCAGAAACATAGTTTACTGCAGATTCAATATCAAATGAATAACCTGTACTATTATTACGAGCATAAGGATTTAACGAGAAAGAGAACTTCTCTAGTCTCTTAGCCGTAGCATAGTTATAGATAGATAATGAATAAACTGCCTTCTTAAGAGTTACAGAAGTAGCAGAATCATATTCAATACCAATAGACTTGACAGATTCGCCACGACCATTATCGAATATAGTAAACAGAGGGAATACATATTCACATTCAATATAACCACTATGTTCAACCATAATATCATTTAGAAGTCTTGCAGTAGTGCTATAACCAGAAACTTTAACACCAGGAATTATTAGGGCATATTCATCACCTAAGCTATAATCATCTTCTGACCATTCAGGATGTTTAGCACTAACATCATCAATTAATTTTGCTGAAATTTCACTATCAGATTTACTAGATACATCATAATTGAAAATTCTATCAATAGAAATTTCTTTATCAAAAACATTTGCAAATGTTACTTCAGTACTAATCTTTTCCCAAGTTATTTTCCCACTATCATCATCTTTACTAGCTTTCCATAAAGATGTATCTTTAAATGCATCTTTTACACTATTAATTGTATTTGTTGCATCAATAGAAGTTTCTTTGGATGCATTATCACCTGTAATATCATCAATAGTAAAATTAGATGAATATGTTTTTTGATTAGAATTATAAATACCAGTTGTAATACTACTTACCTTACGAACAGAAGTTTTACCATCGTTGAATACATCAACTACTTTATCTTCTGAATCATAGTATATAGACTGAGTAAAACCACTAAGGATCTTATCAGAATCCTCACCCTTATTAAATAATTTATTAAGGAATGTTTTATCAGGTGTATTTTCATTAGAAATTACATCAGTAATGTAATCTTTATATGCATCATATCTTTCCTTGTATTCATCTACAATTTGAATAGCATTTGAATAATCATTTACATTATCTATACTAAAAACTATAGGAGCTAAAGAATACTTAGAATAAACTTTTTCAGAAAAAGAAATGCTACCAATCTTATCAGAATGAGTAACATCGTTACTATCTTTATAGTTTTCGATTTTAGCATTTTTATATTTTGTAAGAACCACACCTAATGTAGCATTACCAAGAGTTGCGTCATCTAATACAGCTCTCTTTGCAAGAAGGGCAGCACCATTATTAATATTCATGGAAGCCTGAAATAACGGCTGACCATATTTTTTAAAGTCTATATTATCCTGAGTGCCATATCTGGTATAGAAATCGTCACCAGAAGTAAGAGTAATTCTCTCAGGACCCTTTACTGATGCAAAGGAAGTAAGATACTTGACAGTGTCATCTGCATTCACATTGGTTACAGGAACAATAGCTGTAGCCTGAGAATTATCGTACACTTTAAACTGTGTGCCAGGATATCTACTCATGTGTTTTATCCTCCTTTTTAAATTTTTAAAAATGTGTGTTTAATCTTATGTGTGTTTTTATATAAGGCATATAAACTGGTTGTTACATGACCTTTTATCAATATGTTAAAAAGTTATCTGCATTAATCCATCATAATTTTCTCAAGAGGAGAATCACGATTAGTGTCTGCAATAATAGAAGAAATGACAGCTTTGTCCCATTCTTCGGACTGTAATGCAGTAAATGGAGATACTCCTTTAGGGATATCTCTAATGGATATCCACTGATAATTATTCATATCATTTGAGTCAGTTAGACGGAACGCAGTATCAATATCCTTTCTAGAACGACATAATTCACCAATAACTACTCCTATCAATTGTAATGAAACAGAGTATTTATTACCAGTCAATTGAATATTTCTTAGAAAGTAATCTTGAAGTTCATCATATGGTAAATTATTAGGTAAAGCACCAGTATCAAGTGCAGAATACCAACGCTGAATATTCTCAGCGTCTTCGGCAATATTATAATTTACTACGATTACTCCATCTTTATGATATTTAAGAATTCTATAATCACTAGGGTTGTTATTACTCGTTAAAGTAATTCCTTTTACAACTTCAATCTCATCTGGTTTAGTCAGAAATGAGATTGGAAACTTAAATGTTCTTAGTTTTCCAATAGCTTTGTCATTCTTATCAAAAATTGCATAAGATAACATTCCAAATAGTGAGATATATTCTCCTACGAATTGTGCGAGCTTATTAGAAAAATACTTTTCAGGAACATAGAATTTGAATGTTCCTTCATTAGCAAATACATAAGAATCACCTTTTACTTTAATAAAGCTAGGTGTATCCACATCAATCATCTCCTTAACATTTATAATTTACTAAATAGTTCAAGATGTAATTTTATAGGATGAAAAGTATAAAATATCGGGAGAAGTTATATAACTTCTCCCTTTAGATTATCTTCTTACAAGTACGATAGCAATATCTACAGTTGTTTCTGTATCTGTATGTAATGTAATCTTCTTACTTTCTGGATTATAACTCCATTTAATGTCAGAAGGAACACCTTCGATAGATACATTAGTTTTCTGATGTGAATCATGACGCTTAGCAATAATCTCATCATATTTATATGTCTCTTCGTTTTCTTTATCTTCAGCTTTACATACTACTAACATTTCATACTTATGTTTTACATCATAATCTTCAACGAGCTTAGGAATAATTTCTTCGGCATCGATAGTAGTAGTACCAGCAGCTACAGTAATCAGATCAGTTTTCCATAAATAAGTTCCCCATTTATTTGTTCCGCAAATCATGGCTTCAATAATCTGAGAAACTGTCATGCCTTCTAAAGAATCTCCCTCTTTTAAATCACCAATAGGATATTTAACAGTAGAGTTTAGAATAGTTCTCTTACCATCTGGAGATTTGCAAGCATATACATCATCTTCTGTATTAACTTCTGGATATAGCATTAGTTTAACAAGTTTAGAGAATGTAAGCTTATCAAACTTAGTACCCTTCTTAATACCACCTACAGAAGTTGTAGTACCATTCTCAGATAAATCTTTAAAGATATCTGCTCTAGCAATATTAGCAAGAACTTTATTAAGTTCATGTCTAGTTACATAGCAACCACATTCATCATCTTCTTCTTTCATAGGAATGATATTTCTATCAGGACAGCAATGACGATGACCTGGTGCTAAGTAAGTATTTGGAACTGGATTAGGAGCACTTGTATCTATAGACAAATCATAGTCTGGAACATATGGACCAGGGATAGGTTTGTCAGAATAAGGCTTATTTATGACTGTTTGTCTTCTATCGTATTGACGAGGAGACTTTGCCGGTTTAGATGGTGGTGGTACAGGTCTTTTAGTTGTATCAAAAACCATCTCAGGTTTATCATTATCAATAAATACAGATTCAAAATCGAAATCATTCTGTTTCATATTAATACCTCCTTTTAATAAATAATAACAGCACTATATGTACCAGCGGATATATTTCCATCAACACCATTAAAAGTAATTTCTATTGACGATGCAGTATCTTTTATACTTGCAAAAATTACTTCATTTGTACTGACTTCATATATCTGTACTAATGCTTTATTATTATGATCTAGAGATATAGTCCAAGTTGCTTTTCCTGAACTACTAGTCAACTTTGGATTAGTCTCTATTACTCTATTTAATGCAATTACATCATTAATAGCATTATATACAGCACCAGATGTAATTAGTTTTGTAGAATTTTTAGTAACTGTAGTATCTACACTGATTCCACTTACAGCACCGGATGAATTGACTTTCAATACGCTATTATTACTAACACTATTAATTTGATTTATTACAGCAGAATATGTACTGATAGAACTCTTTACATAATCTACAACAGCTTTTGAGCCAGCCGCATTATCGTTAGTAGATGTATCAGTGATAGTTGTATCTATACTAATAGAACCACCACCACTACTAGCTCCTATAACAATCCATTCTGTACCATTATAATATTTTAATTTTTTATCAGTAGTATTATATATTAGCATACCCTGATTCTTTGAATTTACAGTAGGGTCAGAAGTAACTCTATGAATTATTGCATTTAAGAGTTCATTCTTTTCTAAGTTAATATTAGTTAGTATTTGCATTAATACCACCTACCTTTATAAATAAAAATACTTTCTAAATATGATAGAATAATAATAAGGTTTTTCTTCATCAAATATGATATACTTAAAACAATCATCCAGTATGATAGCTATACCGCTTATAAAAATCCATATAAGACTATATGGTAAACATATCTGTCCTAATAGATTTAACGGCATATCTGAATAATTCCATATATCCAATCCAAGATATAAGTTTACAATACATCCAGTGATAAATTCTAATGCTGTTATAATACCAGAACCTATTAATGCTTGAACTTCTATAGATATTCTCCAAGGAATTACCTCATTGATAAGACCGAGTATAACAAAGCATAATGCTCCTAGAATAAACATAGACCAATGACTGTATTGTCTCCAAAATACTTCCATTGTTACATATGAAGAACCGCCAAAATATAGTAGGCAAAGATATTGGAAAATTTTATTCTTCCTCACTTGTATCACCACCTATATTTGTAATGGCATTGATTACTTGCTGATATTCTTCTTTAAGTTCTATTCCATAATATACAGCATTTACTTCTTCTAATGTAGTATATTCTAGAATTTGATGTTTAAGTAAGTTGAAATATGTAGTATGATACACAACCCATTGAGTACTTACTGATGCAAGTTGAATCATTTCCTCTGGTTCAAATACTCTACAAACTTCATTATCAGCATGGTATGGAACTTTATTTCCCATTTGTGCCATCATGTTCAAAGCAGATATATTAATCTGATCTGTAGTATTGAGTTTATAATGTTTTCCATTAAAGTCTACACCATTTATAATTGTAGATTGAGATATAAGACTAACCTCATTAATCTTTCTTTCTTTAGCTTGATCTAATAAATCTTCATCAGCAGTAATATCACTTTCGATATTATTGATTGAGTCTCTCATTAATTGTCTATTAGCACATATTGTAGATAAGTCACTTTCAAAAGGAATACCAATTATAAAATTCTCTAAATTTTTAAGCACCTTATAATCCGAGTTAGTTAAAGAAGATTTCATTGTATTGATTTTGTTTTCATTTATTTTAATCTTATCTTGTTCTTTCGCAAATTCAAGAAGACTTTCTTTGTTATTCTCAATATATTCATCTACATCATTTTCTTCAATTTCCATAACAACTGTATATTCATTACATGATATTTTAGTATCATTTACAGGAGTTATATCTTCCCTGAAGTATATTTTATATATAGAACCTTTTATATTTTCCCATGAAATAGAGGGGATATTACTATCATAAATAAGAGTCATTTATTATTTCCTCCTTTCTTTATACTTCTACATCTATAATAGATAATCTATTTAGTACAGCATCGTTACCAGAAACATTTGTACCTTCAATATATAAATAGTAAGTTCCCACAGGCAAGTTGGAAAGTGAAAATAATACTTTAGTTCTACCATTAGCTACAGTTGAGTTCATAGTGTTAACCAATTTTAAATCTAAGGAATATGCGTAAGAACTTGAACTTATTTTATCTTGAATTTCACTAATAGAATCACATTCTATTAAATGAAGTGTAATTGTATTATTCACCCAAGTAGATTCGTAATATGATATAGATAATAACATTTCTTCATGTGTTTTTATAGAAGTATTAAAATAAAAACCAAAATCACTATTTCCATATGGAAGGAATGAAATACCACTCAAATAACTATTGTTACTAGATGATACTGCAGATACAAAACCATATTCATAAGCTGCTAAGTTAGAGTATGTTCCATTATTCTTTGCTACAACTATATTTAAATATTCACTTAGAATATTGTCTACAGTTTCAGCTAAAGGACATTCGAAAACAATCTGTTCTTCATATCCAGATTCACCTTCCATAGTTCCAGTTACACCAAATATAGTAACATCTTTTTTAATATTTTCTGGAATAAGATTTGCATCAGTTCCAATAACAATATTTGCAGTTACTTGTTTATTGGCACAAGCAATTGTTACTTCTTTATCACTAGGCATATAAGGATTTTTAGGATCAAATGTTTCAGTAGTTGTTTCAAAAGTACCTGTAATTTTCTCACCATTTACATATGCTGTATATCCTTTTAATATATTACCAGCATTAGCAGTTGCATCAGATGTATCAGGATTTTCATTTGTTCCTGTAACTTTCTCTCCCTTAACATACGCAGTATAGCCTTTTAAAATAGTACTTGCATCAGCAGTTGCATCAGATGTATCTAAAGCTTCATATACACCTTCAACTCCAAATATTGTCTTTCCTTTTAAGATGTAATCTGGAACCAAGTTTCTATCACCTTTAATAGTATATGGTGTATTTAGATAAACTTTTGAATCGGTTGTTTGATCTGTTGTAGTAGGAGTAATTTCATAACCATCAGTTTCCTTCATAGTACCAGTATACTTTTTACCATTAGCAAAGTATTCTTTACCACTAGTAACATGATCAGCAGAAGGTACATTTTCTGTATAAGAGAATGTACCAGCTTCTCCATATACTGTATAACCATATACTATTGTATCTGGATTTATATTAACTTTTTGGAATGTTACAGTAGCACCATCTGGAATATATTTTGGACCAGATATAGATTGATCATATTCTTTTGCTTCATATGTAATTGTATTTACATATTCAGCAGTACCAACAACCTCTTCACCATTTACAAATGCAGTTTTACCTTTAGCAATTTCATTAGCTTCTGCACCAGTACCTGAAACAGATGGTTCTGAATAAGTACCAGATACATTATAAATAGTAACACCAGTTCTAATATTACTTGGTATTAGATTAGGCTCTGCAGGTATAGTATAAGGATTATCTATATAAGCATTATATTCAGATGTAAATGCTGTAGTAGTTGGAATTATCTTAGTACCAGATATTGTCTTCATAGTACCAACTTTTTCTTCACCATTTACAAAGAACGTTTTATTTAATTTAACTTCTTCTGGAGTAGCAGGTGTATTTGTATAAGAGAAATCACCAGATACTCCAAATACAGTTTTTCCATAAGCAATATCACCTGAATCTACAGACACAGAATCAACTACCAATTGCTTATCAGCTTCAATTATTTTAGGTCCTGATATAATCTTCTTTTCTATACTAGGACTTATATTTAAATCACTATCATCAACAGGTTCTATTACACCAGTAATAAGACCATCTGCTGTATATGCTGTTTTACCTTTTACGATATCATATGTTGTTGCAGTTGTATCAGACATATTAGCACCGCTATATTTACCAGGTACATTAAATATAGAAACGCCTGCTTTGATATTCTCTGAAAGTAAATTAGCATCGCCTTTGATAGTTTGGTCACCAGATAGATATTGACCAGCAGAAATAGTTTGGTCTTTAGTAGTAGGTCTATATGATTCAGCAT